TTGGCGAGTATACCTTCTCGGCTGCAATCACAAATGCCGACATCAATGAAGCAAATGTTATTCCAAGTGGAGTTGCCACTTTATCTGGAGCATCAACTTATGTTGGAAACGCAGCTGTTCAGTCAGCAGTTTATACAGTTTCAGTAGAAGTTTTCCAAGCAAGACTTGCAGGTGGTGGACAAATTGAAGGCGTTGATTTTACCGCTACACCTTTCAGAATGGGTCGATCATTATTTAATAAATGCGTTGGATTATTAGGTTCATACATAGACACAGATAGCATGGCTCAATAATGCCAGTTTCAACAATTCTTGCAACAGTTAGACAACCACTTGCCACAGCTTTAGCAAGCGTTTCAGCAAATGTTTATAATCATGTTCCAGAGAGTCCGATGCCTCCATGCGTGGTTTTTGTACCGGATTCACCATATTTGGAAATTGAAACTATTGGCAAAAGTCAAGTAAGAGTAAAGATCAATTTAACAATTTCTGCTGTTGTTGCATATAACAGCAATCCAGCATCACTCGATAATATCGAGCAATTAATAATGAGCATTCTGACAGTAATTCCAAATGGATATATTGTCGGAGAGGTCGAAAGACCAACAGTCCAAAATGTTGGAGCATCAACAATGTTGATTTCTGACATCAATGTTTCAACCTATTACACACAAACAATCTAAGGAGTCAAAGTGCCTACCACAGTAATTACGGGCAGAGATGTTACCTTCACTATCGGTGGTAACACTTTCGATGCTCAAGCAACAAGCGCAATTCTAACTGGCGAAACAAATCGCCAAACATACGAAACTTTGGATGGCAAAGCCTACAAAGTTATCGATAACGATTTTACACTAGCTGTTGAAATGTTGGCAGACTGGGGCGCAGCAGGATCTCTATGCGAGATTCTATGGGGCGTAACAGAGTCAGCACCAAACACAGGAATTAGCACAGTATTTACAGCTGCATCAGGCGCAGTATTTACATTCCAGGTGCTACCATCATGGCCATCAGCCGGTGGTGCAGGAAATGATGCACAGACTGTATCTTTAACATTCCAAGTTATTGGAGTGCCAGCAGAGTCATTTAGTTAAAAAATAGAAACGGGAGCAACTAATGAAACTACCAATCACAATTGAATACAGCTCAGGCGAGCAAGCAACTTATGTAGCCCAACCGCCTGAGTGGCAAAAATGGGAAAAGCAGACCGGACATACAATCGCACAGGCTCAGGAAAAAATGGGCATAAGTGATCTTATGTTTCTTGCTTACCATGCACACAAACGCGAAGCAGCTGGCAAGCCAGTCAAAGCATTTGATGTATGGAGTGAAACAGTTACAGATGTAATAGTCGGTGATGTTTCCCCAAAAGCCACCCCGCAGGAAGCGTAAGTAGGTTATTGGTTGAGTTGTCAATAGCAACTCAAATTCCAATGAGCGAATGGACTGACGCAGACGACATTTTAACAGCTTTAGAGATATTGGAGAAAAGGAATGGCCGAAGTTGAACTTAGTGCATTCTCCAAAAAAGAGCTGCGCCAACTTGCCAAGGCTTTTACTCTCATGGGCGAAGATGCAACCGAGAAGGCTAAAATTGTTTCTTATGATTTGGCTACTTTCGCAAAAAATGAAATTGCTGCGGCGGGCGCTAGACGCGAAAAAGCAGGAACAGCCACTAAAAGAGTTGTGGATGGTGCCACAATATCAAAGACATCAAAGACTGGTCGTTTATCGTACGGATTTGCAGGTCAGCGTTTTAGTGGTGGAGCAACAACTCAAATGTTATGGCGAGGACTTGAATTTGGATCAACTAGATTTAAGCAGTTTCCAAACTGGTCAGGTCGCTATGGAGGCGGGTCAAGAGGTTGGTTTATCTATCCGACACTTCGTGACATTCAGCCTGAACTAACAGAGCGTTGGACTAATGAAATGAATGATGTTGTCAAGGTTTGGGGTAACTAATGGCTAAGGATTTTCGTACCTTAAAACTTGAGATCCTAGCGGAAACCAAAAACTTTATTGCAGGAATGAATGAGGGAGAAAAAAAGACTCAAAGTTTTGGCGATAAGTTAGGAGAGTTTGGCAAGAAAGCCGGACTTGCTTTAGCTGCTGTGACCGCTGCCGTTGGTGCATTTGCAATTAAGATCGCAGTTGATGGCGTTAAAGCTGCATCTGATTTATCAGAGTCCGTTTCAAAAGTCGGTGTTTTATTTGGTGATAGCGCATCAAAGATCGAAGCATTTGCTGAGTCTGCTGCTGCTTCACTTGGTCAGACTAAACAACAGGCTTTAGACGCTGCATCTACATTTGCTATCTTTGGATCATCCGCTGGTTTAGCTGGAGATGATCTTGTTAAGTTTTCAACAGACTTCACCACACTAGCATCTGATTTAGCATCTTTTAATAACACATCTCCAGAGGATGCAATACAGGCCATAGGAGCAGCCCTAAGAGGTGAAACCGAGCCGTTGCGTAGATATGGCGTCCTATTAGATGATGCCAGCCTAAGACAAGCTGCGCTCTCTTTAGGCATAATCCGAACTACAAAGGAAGCCCTAACACCACAGCAAAAAGTCCTAGCAGCTCAAGAATTAATTTATCAGCAAACATCTGCTGCTCAAGGCGATTTCCAACGAACATCAGATGGCTTGGCTAACTCACAAAGAATTCTTAATGCTCAGTTAAGCAACATCCGCACAGAGATAGGCGAAGCATTATTGCCTATTGTATTAAAACTAACTCAGATTTTTAGCAATAATGTATTACCAGTTATCCAAAGCGTTGCCGATGCTTTTAGCAGTCGAGCAGGTGGCTTAGGTGAAGGCGTGTTTGAATTTATTGATGGAGTTAAATTATTCTTATTGCCAATTATAGATGGCGCAATAAATGCGTTTAATGATATTAAAGGTGCTATTCGAGAAAACATAGATGAGTTTCAATCATTCTTTAATGTAGTTAAATCCCTTGCTCCTATTATTGGAACAACTATTGGAGCAGCATTAAATGTTGTTGGTGATATTGCAGCTGTTGTTATCAATGTCATTTCAAATGTATTAGGTGTTATTAGTGGGATAGTCAATAAAGCGATCGATTCTATTAATTATATTATTAGAGCAGTAAATAGAATTCCGGGAGTTAGTATTCCAGAGGTTGGTGGGTTTGGTAGTAGTGGTGGTGGATCAGCTGGATCTACCGGTACTGGATTTAGTCAATTAAGCAGTTTGGGTCAAGGCGTAGCAGGTGCGGTTGCAGGTGCAGTTGGTGGATTTGGTGGCGGTGGTGGTGCAGCAGTTGGTGGATTTGGTGGCGGTGGATTAGGCGCTACTGGAGTATTAGGTGCAACTAGCGCAACTGATTTAGTCAAAAGATTAACAAACATAAGTGATGCTTTTACAGATTTGACATTTCAAGTTGCAACCAATGGCATAAGCCAAAAAGCAGCAGCACAGCAATTTGACAAACTAACAGCTGAGTTTGCTGTATTAGAAAAGCAAGCAAGCAGATTAACAGCCGAGCCAGTCGTTTTAGGTGGCACTCCATTTGGTCAAGCAGGTGGCAATACAACAAACATTTATGTAACAGGTGCAATAGATCCTGAGCGAACTGCAAGGGATATTGCAACGACCCTAAACAGCCAAGCAGCTAGGTCGGTAACTGCTCTAAGGGATAGATAGTGTCAGCATTTACGCCAGAATGGAAACTAACTGTCGGTGGAGTTGACTATACTGATATAACCATTTCAGATGTCCAACACCAAGCAGGTCGATCTGACATTTATCAACAGCCACTTCCTTCATATATGCAAGTTACTTTGGTTGCATTAAATAATCAAACACTTCCATTTGACATCAATGATTCTTTTGACTTACAGGTTAAAGACTCAACTGGAACTTATGTTTCATTATTTGGTGGAGATTTAACAGATGTTACAGTAGGAATTTTACAAACAGGTGCAGCAGCCACAGTTGTCCAATACACGCTTTTGGCTATGGGTTCGCTTGCTAAATTGACTAAAGAAATTTTTAATGACAATCTTTCTCAAGATGAAGATGGTAACCAAATAGAAACAATTTTGTCTAGTGTTTTAGCTGATTCATGGAATGATGTTCCAGCAGCAACCCAATGGAATACTTACGATCCAACTACACAATGGCAAGATGCAGAAGTTCAAGGCTTAGGAGAAATTGACACTCCTGGACTTTATACAATGTCATCACAATCTAATATAACGGATACTGTTTACAATGTTGCAGTCGATATTGCTAATTCAGCATTTGGTTATTTATATGAGGACAATGCAGGAAATATAGGTTATGCGGATGCAGACCATAGACAAAATTATCTTGCAATTAATGGTTATATTGATTTAGATGCCAATCATGCTTTAGGTGCTGGATTGTCTACAATTATGAGATCAGCAGATGTTCGAAATGACATTTATCTAAATTATGGCAATAATTACAATTCACAGGTTACTGCTAGTGATACAGCAAGTATTGCCACTTATGGCTACAAAGCAGAAACCATCAATTCAAGAGTACATGGTTCTAATGATGCTCAGGCAATTGCGGATAGATATATTGAACAAAGAGCTAATCCCCAGCCAGCATTTCAATCGATTACTTTTCCAATTACAAATCCAGAAATTGATAATGCTGATCGCGATGACTTATTAGGCGTATTTATGGGAATGCCTGTTAATATCCAAAATCTGCCAGATCAAATATCTAGTGGTCAATTTGAGGGTTATGTTGAAGGTTGGTCTTGGAGCACTAGATTTAATGAATTATTCTTGACAATCAATGTATCGCCAACAGCTTTTAGCCAAGTAGCGATGAGATGGCAAGATGTTCCGGCTGTGGAGGCTTGGAACACAATAGACCCAACTTTGCAATGGCAATACGCTACAATAGTAGCCTGAGTATAGGAGAAGAATGGCAAATCCAACCACCAACTATTCGTTTGCAATGCCGACGAATACAGATCTTGTTAAAGACTTACCTGCTGATTTTGACATATTTGGTCAGGCAGTAGATGATCGTATTAAAGCATTAAATCCTGAAACAACTCTTGGAGATATTGCTTATAGATCAGCAACTGCTAACACAAACACAAGACTTGCAATTGGAACTACTGGTCAAGTTTTAACTGTTGCTGCCGGAGTTCCAGCTTGGCAAACTATAGCTGGTCCATCATTTCAAACATATACTCCAACGCTTGCAAATTTAACATTAGGTAACGGAACTCTTACTGCTAAATATGCACAAACTGGCAAAATCGTTACAGTTTATTTTAATTTTACATTAGGTTCAACAAGTTCTGTCGGTTCAAATCCGTCAATGACTTTGCCAGTTTCGGCGGCTGATATTTATAATACTGCGAAACTATTTCTTGGAGATTATGGAACTGTAACTTATTGGGGTAGTGCTTGGAATGGTGATGCTACAACTGTATATTTAGAAGCAGACAGAGCAGATGCTACTTATTTGAAAGCGGCAGGTGTTACTGCAACAGTTCCACATACTTGGGCAGTAAATGATAGTATCGTGTTCACTCTAACTTATTTGGCGGCATAACATGAAATTTCAATTTAATAGATTTTACCCAGATGCAACTAATGAACAAAAATGGGAACAGATTAGATTATGGCGTAATGCAGAATTAGCAAAGACCGATTGGACTCAACTTCCAGATGCTCCAGTTGATGTAATTAAATGGGCTGAATATCGCCAAGCATTAAGAGATCTACCATCTCAAGATGTATTGGCTGATGACTTGGAATTACCAAAAGTTCCTAAGTAATGAAGCCTTACCTATCTAAAGCTGCTGAAACACTACGCGACCAAATAAATGGAGCGTTTGTGGGTCGGAGCAGGAAAGCTGATGGATGGATCGGTGATAGTAAGCACTCATCTAGAAAATCCGATCACAACCCACGACCTGACGGAGAAGTTTGCGCGATCGACATTGACGCTGGCTTATCTGACCAACAAGGAATTAGTTATGATTTGGCAGATCAGCTTCGACTCGCAGCAAAAAAAGATAAGCGTATATCTTACATAATCCACGCAGGTAAAATTGCTAGTCCTAGATCGCTGTGGAAGTTTAGAAAATACACAGGAATAAACCCTCACCATAAGCACATCCATATTTCTTTTAAACCAAACCAAAATGGCAAGAAGTTTGACATCCCACTACTGAAAGGCAATTAATGAAACTATCTAAAAAACACAAAGCAGCAATTAAGTCATATTTAAGAGCTGTGGCAGCTAGTGGAATTACAGTTGCTTTAGCAATAGTGGCTGATATTCATCCAGCCTATGCAACTATGCTTGGTGCAATTGTTGCGCCTATTGCCAAAGCGTTAGATCCAAAATCAGGGAGCGAAGCTGATTACGGAATTAATGCGTCATGACCGCAAACGAATGGGTTGGCATAGCCGTTGGCGTAAGCGCCGTATCTACAAGTTTATTACTGGGTCTGCGTTGGGTTATTAAATCTTATTTACAAGAATTAAAGCCAAATTCTGGAAGTTCGATGAAGGATCAAATTACTAGACTTGAAGCGCGTGTTGATGATCTGTTCGTCTTAATTAGTAAGCGATAATTTCTGCTATGGCGAACACACGAAAACGCACACCACGCAAAAAGGTTAATCGGAGAGTAGTTCGCCAAACTCCTGAACCATTATCAAAACTAGATCAATTCTATATTGCAAAACATGAAATGTTTAGAGCTGCACGCAAGGCTGGATTTAATGAATCCTGTGCGCTTTACTTAATGGATAATCCTGAATCGATGCCTGACTGGATCGTAGGCGACAAAGGGATAATCCCAACTATCCCAACTCCAGATGAGGATGACGATTAAGCGATACTTAGTAATAAGTGATTTGCAAATTCCATACCACCATGAAGCAGCTGTAAAGAATGTCATTAAACTGGCAAGGCGTGAAAAGTTTGACAGCGTTTTATGTGTTGGCGATGAGATCGACTTTCAAACCATTTCTCGATGGGCTGAAAAAACACCTTTGGCTTATCAACAAACCCTTGACGCAGATCGTAAAGCTACTCAAGACATTCTTTGGGCATTAACTGAAAATGCTAAGGAAGCTCACATTGTTAGATCAAATCACACAGATCGTTTATACAACACACTATTAAAAGTTCCGGGCTTGATCAGCCTACCTGAATTGCAATACTCCAAGTTCATGGATTTCGATAATTTAGGCATAACTTTCCACAAATCATTTTTTGAGTTTGAGAAGGGCTGGTTGCTCGGGCATGGGGATGAAGGAAACTCTAATCCTAACGCTGGCTTAACTGCCCTAAATCTTGCCAAAAAGGTCGGTAAGAGCGTTTTAATTGGGCATACCCACAAGTTGGGTCTATCTTCGTTTTCTGAGGGCTTAGGAGGGCAATACAGGACGATTTATGGCATAGAATCCGGTAACCTCATGAATAAGGCTAAGGCTAGTTATACAAAAGGCATAGCCAACTGGCAAATGGGCATAGTTATTTTAGATTGGAATGGCAAGAATATGACCCCAACGCTTATTCCAATTAATAAAGATGGCTCATTTACAGCTCTTGGAAAGTCTTATGGGTCTTGAGACCGATTATCGGGATAGGACGATTGATGACCATATCGATGATCTTGAGGATCTAGGCGTTATCTAATCGTTATATAACACGCCGTAAGTGAATAACCAACTGTCCTTGCTTTAAGTCATACTTTCTGTATCAGACATCCGTCTGGTATTAGGGAGCGAACATGGAAATAGTAGGATACGGATTTATTATAGGCTGTTTAATTGGAGCAGCTTTATATTTCTGGGATGAACACCGAAAGTCAGAAATTTACGATAATGGCTATTATGCCGGCA